CGGAATCCGAGACCGAGCGCGCCACGACGACGCGACGCTTCCGCGAGGGTGCCGTGAACCGCCTCAACGATCAAGCGCGGTCTGCCATCGTCGTTATCATGCAGCGCCTCCATTCCGAGGATGTTTCCGGGATCATCAAAAAATACGGGATGGAATTCGTCACGCTTTGCCTCCCGATGGAATTTGAGACGGCAAGCGCCTGCTCGACGGTAATTGGATTTTCGGACCCACGCACGCACGAAGGTGAATTGCTCGACCCAGTGCGATTCCCGCGCGAAACGGTTGAAAAGCTCAAGCGCGACATGGGCTCTTATGCGTTCTCCGGGCAGTATCAGCAGCGCCCGGCCCCGCGCGACGGCGGATATTTCCAGAGTGAATGGCTTATCCCCGTCGATGCAATGCCGCCTCGGGACAGCCTGCGGATTTATGGGGGCTCTGACTATGCCGTCACGTCAAATGGCGGTGACTACACTGTTCATGCTGTCCTTGGCCTGGACGTTGATGGCAATCCGTGGCTTCTGGACCTTTGGCGCAAGCAGGCGGCGTCCGACGAGTGGGTCGTGGCGCTATGCGATCTGGTCAAGAAGTGGAAGCCGATGGCCTGGGCTGAAGAGTCCGGGCAGATCAAAAGCGGCGTCGGCCCGTTTCTGGAGCGAGAGATGCGCGCTCGTAAGGCCTACACCGCGCGAGAGCAATTCCCGACGAAGGGCGACAAGGCCGTCCGGGCACAGTCGTTCCGAGGCCTGATCGCAACATGTGGGTTGAGAATACCAGCTCTGGTGCCTTGGCGGTCGGACTTCGAATCGGAGTTGATGAATTTCCCGGCCGGCGTTCATGATGACGCGGTGGACGCCTGTGGGCTAATTGGGCAGCTCCTCGACAAGATGATTTCAGGGCCGTCGCAGATCAAGCCGGAAGTCAATGCCCGCGACGACTACCGCGAAACTCGCTCGGTTGAGCGAGATGAGGCGCTTGATCCGCTCACGATATAGGGCGGTGTTTGTCTGGATGACGCTTCCCCGCTTCGTATCCAGCGAGAAATATTGCCCAAACAAGAACTCCTGACCCAATAAACATCAAAATCAGCGGAATGAACGCCGGGTCTGCCACAAGATCACTGATCGTCATCACGTTTCTCCTTCTGCCGTCTAAACCAAGTCCTTCGGCTCATGCCGAGCGCAAGCCAAGGCCGGGTCGCTTCCAATGTGGACGTGGCGTCTCCAAGTCTAGGCCGTCCACCATTACTGGCGCGCTTATGGCACAAACGTCAAGCGCACAGATGGCACTAAAGCAAGATGAGCAATTAAGCATGAGCCCCACCTTCAAAGATTGCACCAGCACAACCATCGCCTCAATCGTCCCCGGCCGCTCCGACGCGGAAGTAGCTGTTGATTTGCGAAAGCGCCTCGAAGCCGCTCTCGGCAATGTCGTCTCGATCATGGACGATGCGAACGAAAGCGGGCTTCAGGTATCGTTTCAGTTGGGGCGCGATAGTTACGGAAAGAACCGCATCAACGAACTTGGCATTGTACGCCCGCTGTGATCCATGCGCGGGGCGTCATCCTTCGGCTCCCGACGCTTGGCGACTATCCGGCATGGCGGGCGCTGCGAGAGGCGTCCGCCGACTATCTCGCCCGAGTGGAACCGGACTGGCAGCCGCCCGTGGACGAAGAGAGTTTCGCGCGTCAGGTCGCCGAGGCCGAAGCCGTCGCGCGGGAAAGCCGGGGCTATTCGTTCCTGATATGCCGGCCGAACGGCGATCTTGTCGGCGGCGTTACGCTCGGACCGTTCGTCGATAGAGTCGGGTTGCTCGGAACATGGATCGGGACTCCGTTCGTTGGGCGAGGTTACGCGGTGCGCGCGGTCGGCGTTGTTCTCGACATTGCGTTCGAGACACTCGGTCTCAACAGCGTCGCGGCTTCTGTCCTCCCCGACAATGACCATTCGATAAGGGTGCTTGAGCACTTCGGATTCGAGCATGATCCGGATCGCAACATCGTGCTTCGCGTCGCGGACGCGCCGAGATGGCACCTAGTTTATGTTGGATCGAGAAATGACTGGAACCAAAGTCAAAGACGACGACGCGAAGGACTACACCGGAAGGTCGCCTGACTGGATGTATCGGATGATGATGCGTGAAGTATCAGATGCCGAACTTGCGGAAGATTTCGCGTTCGGCCTGCATGTCGTTCTTGATGGGAAGCGCATCCCTCCCGAAGATTTATGGAAAGGCCCCAACGATGAATGATCGCCTGATAAAATTCGCATTGGCCGTCGCCGCGGCGATGTTCGCAACCGGCTCTCTGGCGCAGACGGTCGTCCTAGACCAGCAGCCGGCCCCATCCCCGACGCAAAACACAATCTCCGAGCTGATGACGGAGAGTATCGCCGTTTCGGGCGGGACGCTGTATGTCAGCACGCTCGCGCAGTCGCGCCAGAACGGCGGCAACGGCCAGCCGCAAGCGGTGTCGTCGGTGTTTGTTTCGACAGGCGCGGGCGGCGGCTTGGTTCGCTATCTCGCCTTGACGAACGCGAAGTCTGACCTCGGCGTCCCGATGACGGCCGCCGCCGGCACGCCAGCGGGCACGGTCGGCATATCGCGCTCGGTTGGCGCGAGCATGGTTTTGGTCGGCGAGGCTACGTCGGGCGCCGCGAACAAGACCGACAAGGCGATGTTTGAGTTGGACCTGGCGGATACCTATGTCGCCGGCGCGTCCATCGCGGTCACCGTCAACTGCAATTACTCTGGCACGGTCGTCACCGCGGCGAGCACGACGATGACGGTTGCGGCTTACACCGAGGTCAACGGCGTCGAGACGGCGATCTCCGGCATTACGGCGGCGCAGCAAATCCCGGCCACAGCGGGAAACCTGACGTTTACGATCCCCGGCACGGGCTTGGTTCCCGGCTCGCATGTCGCGGTTGAACTGGTGATGCTCGTTACGTCGGCGTCCGGCGCCGTGACTGGTTCCATCAATTCCGTCGCGATGACGATGTAATGGCTGAATCGACCGTTCAGTCCAACAATGCGAAAATAGAGTTTCGCGGCAAAGCGGAGCATGAAATGCCAGTTGTGAGCAAGGCCCAAAACGCCGCGATGCACAGCGCCGCCGAAGGCCATTCGACGCTCGGGATACCGGCCAAGGTCGGCAAGGAGTTCGTCGCGGCGAGCCACGGCAAGAGCATTAAGAAGCTGCCGAAGCATGTCCGCAAGGCCGCGAAGCGCGGGCTGATCTCTCCCAAGCAGATGGCGAAAATGCATGACTGAGTTCGGCCGCAGAATTTACACGCAAAATGTCGTGTTGCGCGGCTCTCTCTCGGACGTGCAATGGCGCTATTTCCTTGTGCGCGCGGTCCAGGCGCTTGGGATGACGCCGGCCGGCGCTCCGGCGGTTTGGAGATATCCAACGGAAGACGGCAAGGGCGGAAACGGCATGACGGCGTGCCAGCCCCTTACCGAAAGTTTTATAGTCCTCGACACTTGGGATCAACACGACGGGGCTTATTTACACATTTCGTCCTGCCAGAAATTCGACATTACGGGACTAATTGCGCCGGCTAGAGAATTTGCGCTTGGCGTCGATTTCATGGGACGTTGCGAGACGCTTTCTCTCGACGCTCCGATGCACGATGGCTCCGCCAGCGACCCGCGCTTTGATCCGGTAGAGGGTTGAGCATGGAGAACTTGCGGAAGAAGACGGTTCTCGTCTGGGAGCCTGGAGGGATATTCGTCGAGATCGCGAAGCGGCTGGCGAAAGACTTTGGGCGGGTTCTCTACTGCAATGATTGGGTCGGCTCGTATCCGACTTCACGGGGACTCGTTGTCGGCGCTGGCGACCCTGACTTCGAGCGCGTGGTCAACCCATGGGAGCATGCCGACGACATTGATCTTTGGGTCTTCCCAGACGTTTATAACGCCGGGTTGCACACTTACCTCCGCTCACAAGGAAAGCGCGTTTGGGGGTGTGGCTACGCGGGGTCGATGCTGGAGCTAGATCGCGTCTTCACAAAGAAGATGATGTCAAAGGCGGGGCTCCCTGTCGGCGACTACAAAGAAATCAAGGGGATTGCCGCCCTCCGCAAGCACCTCAAGGCCAACGAAAAGCAGTTCGTCAAATTGGGCGGACACCACGGCGAGCGCGGCGACATCGAGACGTTGAACGCGCTCAACTATGATCATGCCGAGCCAGTGTTGGACGAGGTGGAACATCGTCTCGGCGCGCGAGCGCACGTCATGGATTTTGTCGTCGAGGCGGCTATCGATCCTGCCATTGAGACCGGGTGGGATGGCGTGGCAGTTGACGGGAAATTCTGGTCGAAGACTATGTGCGGGATCGAGAAGAAAGATCAGTCTTACATTTGCCGGGTCATTGATCGCGCCA